GACCAAGACGAAGACGAAGCCACCCAAGAAGAAGACCGAGCCCCTCAAGCAGCCCGCGAGCAAGGAGTACAAGCTGCTCTCGGTCGACACCGAGAAGATGCCGGTGGAGCTCTCGCAAGAGGCGGTGGGCACCGTTTCGAGGAGGGCAGCGTGAGCTACACGGACTTTATCGGCGCGAAGGCGGCATCCAATGCCTTCGGCGGCATCGAGCCTGTCGACCTTCATCCGGGGCTTTTCCCGCACCAGCGCGACCTCACCGCATGGGCTCTCCGCAAAGGCCGCGCGGCCCTGTTCGCAGACACCGGCCTGGGCAAGAGCTTCATGGAGCTCGAATGGGCTCGCCAGGTGTCGCGATTCGGTCGCGTCCTGATCCTGACGCCGCTGGCCGTTTCGCAGCAGTTCGTGCGCGAGGGCGCGAAGTTCGCGATCGACGTCAAATACCTCCGCGCCGATGACGGTGTGACGCCCGTCGTCGTGACCAATTACGAGATGCTTCAGCACTTCGACCCGTCGGCTTTCGTCGGCGTCGTGCTCGACGAAAGCAGCATCCTCAAGGCCTACGACGGCAAGACGCGGACCGCTATCATCGGCGCCTTCCAGGGCACTCCTTATCGCCTTGCGGGCACGGCGACGCCAGCGCCGAACGATCACACCGAACTCGGCAATCACGCCGAGTTTCTCGGCATCAAGACGCGCGTCGAGATGCTCGCCGAGTACTTCGTGCACGACGGCGAGACGACGATGGAGTGGCGTCTCAAGGGCCATGCCCGAGACATCTTCTGGCGATGGGTCGCGTCGTGGGGCGCGGTCATTCAGCGGCCGAGCGACCTCGGCTACTCCGATGACGGCTACGCGTTGCCGCCGCTTCACATGGTCGACCACGTCATTCCGGTCGACATCGCCGACGCCCATCGCGCTGGCACTCTCTTCCCGGACGAGGTCCGTAGCCTCAGCGACCAACGGTCGAACCGTCGCGCGACCCGAGACAAGCGCATCGAGAAGGCGGCCGAGCTCGCCCGAGGCGACTCTCCGTGCGTCATCTGGTGCGAGCTCAACGACGAGGCCGACGCGGTCGAGGGCGCCATCGCGGGCGCGGTCCAAGTCCGCGGCGCCGACTCGCATGACGTCAAGTCGCAGGCTCTTGCGGGCTTCGCGGCGGGTGACTTTCGAGTGCTCGTCACGAAGCCGTCGATCGCTGGCTTCGGCCTGAATTGGCAGCACTGCGCGCGGACCGTATTTCTCGGCGCATCGCACAGCTTTGAGCAGACCTATCAGGCCATCCGGCGCTTCTGGCGCTTCGGCCAGATCCGCCCCGTCGAGGCGCACATCATCCGCGCTGAGAACGAGAATGCCATCATGGCGAGCTATCGCCGGAAAGAGGCAGACGCCGCGCGCATGGCGGCCGAGATGCGAGTGCATCTCTATGAGGCGGTTCGCTCTGAGGTTCAGGGCGCGACCCAACGAGAGTGGAACAACTACGCGCCGCGTGCACAGCAGATTGTGCCGGACTGGGTCCGTGCGGTGAGTCAGGAGGCCGCATGAGTGTCATTGACCAGTTCGTCACGGACCAGTTCGCAGCTTACAATGGCGACTGCATCGAGGTTCTGCGCGGACTTCCCGATGCGAGCGCGCATTACTCGATCTTTTCCCCGCCCTTCGCGTCGCTCTACACCTATTCCGCGAGCCCGCGCGACATGGGTAATTGCAAGACGGAGGCGGAGTTCTTCGAGCACTTCCGCTACCTCATCCCCGAGCTTTACCGCGTCATCAAGCCGGGCCGGCTCCTGTCGTTTCACTGCATGCTTCTGCCGACGACCAAGGGCCGCGACGGCTATATCGGCCTGACCGATTTCCGCGGCAATCTCATCCGCGCGTTTCAAGAGTGCGGATGGATCTACCACTCCGAAACGGTCATATGGAAAGACCCCGTCCAGGCCATGCAGCGCACGAAGGCGCGCGGACTGCTCTACAAGGAGCTCCGCAAGGACTCCACCGTTTCGCGGCAAGGCATCCCCGACTACCTCGTGACGATGCTCCGGCCGGGCGACAACGAGACGCCGGTGACGAAGGATGCGGAGGGCTTCCCGGTCGGCCTGTGGCAGCAGTACGCGAGCCCGGTGTGGGTGCTCGAGGGCGAGCGCACGGGTGACGGCTTCGTTTCCTGCCGCGCCGACATCAATCCGAGCGAGACGCTGCAATATCGAAGCGCCCGCGAAGACGACGACGAGAAGCACATCTGCCCGCTTCAGCTCGAAGTCATCCGGCGCGCCGTGAAGCTGTGGACGAACCCTGGCGAGGTGGTGCTTTCACCGTTCGGAGGCATCGGCTCGGAGGGCTACGTTGCACTCCAAGAGGGCCGCAAGGCTGTCATCGCGGAGCTGAAGGGCAGCTACTACAAGCAGCTCGTCGCGAACCTCAAGACGGCCGCAACCCCTGCGCAGCGCACGCTGTTCACGGACGCAACTGCTGCGCCGCCCTGAAGTCTCTGACGAGTTGCGCGCCGAGCACCGACGCTTGGCGACGACGGCGGGGTGTGGTTCGCCGCCGAAGAGGCGCCCGAGGTCGAGACCGAGCCGGGCCGCAAGGACACGCTGCCCGAGGCGGCCGTGGCCCCGAAGCCGAAGCGACGCGGGGCGAAGGACACCGGCGAGGCGCTGCTCAACAGCGCGCTCGAGCAGAGCGAAGCCCATCACTAGACGCATTGCCGCGATGGTCGCGGCACGCACACGAGGACTCTGGAGGACCCATGAATATCGAAGATCTCACGTTCGGACAGTGCAAGCAGATCGCCACCATGTTCGGCGCCGTTTCGCCCGCCAAGGCGCACCCCTTCGTCGGCCAATACGTGCTGCTGCGCTGCTACTCGGCGGGCGTGCATGCGGGCGTGCTCGTGTCGCAGGATGGCGACACGGCCGTACTGCGCGACTCGCGGCGCCTGTGGTCGTGGACGGCCAATGCGGGCGTGGCGCTGTCCGGTGTCGCCCAGGCCGGCATCAACCGCGGCAAGAGCAAGGTCGACGCCATCAACCAGACGATCGCGCTCACGGGCGTGATCGAGACGATCCCGTGCACGGCGGTGGCGCAAGAGTCGATCAATGGAGCCTGACATCTCCGGCTCCGGCGACGGCTCCGGCTCCGGCTCCGGCTACGGCTACGGCGACGGCTACGGCGACGGCTCCGGCTCCGGCTCCGGCTCCGGCTACGGCTACGGCTCCGGAGCCGGCTCCGGCGACGGCTCCGGCGACGGCTCCGGCTCCGGCTACGGCGACGGCTACGGCTACGGCTCCGGCGACGGCTCCGGCTCCGGCTCCGGCTGATCCCCCAACCCCTGCCGCCCGAGCCCGCAGTGGTGCTCGGGCGGCTTGCGGGCGCACCCACGACGAGCGCGCTACACCGACCCTCGAAGCCACGAACTCATCGAGATCGCCAACGCCATCCCGCGTCCCGCGTGTGTCCCTGGCGTGTCCCGCTACATGACCGCTACATGAGCGGCACGAACGCATCGGCCTTCCATGCGGTCGCGGGAACAATCGACATAGCCCTGTCGATTTACGCTTGCCATGAATCAGAGCGGGCCCTATTGTCTACTCATCGGCAGCGAGGACACGGAGTCCGAGGCCGAGCGGGGTGACAGCCCCGAGGAGCAATGACCATGAGCTACAATCCCACGATCACCGTCACCGTCACCGTCACCACCGGCCCCAGCGACGTGCGCTACATCGCCCGCCTGGACACCGACACCAACGAGGTCACCATCCTCAGCGACCGCGACGGCGAGGGCCAGCCCCTCATCCGTCTCGGCAAGGGCATGTGGCGCAATGGCCGCATCGACGACTGCGCCGCCGTCCTCGGCGACGAGGTCTACGAGGCGCTCGACGCCGCCCTGAACGAGCTCGTCTGAAACAAAGAGGGCGCCCTTGCAGGCGGTCGCGGGAACAATCGACATAGCCCTGTCGATTTACGCTTGCCATGAATCAGAGCGGGCCCTATTGTCTACTCATCGGCAGCACGGAGCAGCCGGCAAGGAGAACAACGATGTACCATGGCACGCGCAACCAAGACTGGACGGCTCATATCGGCGCCTGCCTCACGACCCGCGAGGAGAGCGCCCAGGCGTATGCTGGCCAAGCCGGCCAGGTGCTTACGGTCGAGATTGACTGGAGCGACCTCGACCTCGAGGAAGTGGACGGCTACGACCGCGACACCAACGAGGCTCGCGGCGACCGTGCCGACGATCTCGCGGCGATTGAGTGCGACGTGCTGCTCTACCAGGACGAGGACGAGTTCGGCCGCCGACACGACTGCTACCGCCTCGTGTCGGCCAAGGCCGTCGCCGCCGTGATCGTGGTTGCGGTGACCCGCTACGACGCCAATGAGCGCGAGTGGGTGGCGCAGTGAGCCGCAACGGCACGCTCAGGCGCTACGATGACGCCAGCTACATCAGAGCAGCCACTGCTGAGGAGAAGCAACAGAGCGAGGCGCAAGCGCGCAAGGATGGCGGCGCTGGGGTCATCAGTGTCAGCGGCAAGCGATGCTACGTAGAGCCTGCCAAGCCCCGAGGAGGCGCCCGCCCAGGCGCCGGCAGGAAGCCCGGTAGCGCGCGCTCTGGACTGCGCCGCACCCTGCTCCTGTCGCACGAGGCCATCGCGGTCCTGGAGGCCGTGCCCGAGCGTCAGCGGGGCGCGTGGGTGTCGGCGCTAATTGAGGCGGCCCAGAGGGAGAGGCAATGAGCGACAAGACCCCTTACGTGACCGATCCCGAGCCTGGGATCGTCACCCACCGGGCCACGATCAAGCCATGCGTGCGATGCGGGTCGAGCAAGATGGACGTGCTCGGCCAGCTCTCACTCGAGCGGGTCGAGCACGGGCGGATAGTCTCCGGCCCGACGAATGCGCGCAGCTCCTACGTGTACGAGATCCAGTGCCGTGCATGCGGGCTGGTCGATCGTCTCGAGGTGCCGCTGGTGACAGAATAGGCAACCCCGGGCGGTCGTGGCCGCCCGCAATCGAGAGCTCCTAGGCGTCCGACGGGTGCGCGCCCTCGTGCCCGACCAGCGTGATCTGACCACTCGTGGTGATCGTGACCGTCCCGCGCTCGAGCAGCAGCCCGATCAGCTGGACCGCGATCGCCTCCAGCATCGGGGGCGCGGGGATGAGCTCGTCGAGCTGCGCGGCCACGTCTTCGAGACGCGTGGCCAGGTCGGGCAGCACGGCCTCGACGAGGGCCTGGACGATGCCGGTGGTGGCCATGGTCAGGGCACCTTGATGGTGCACGTGCGCAGCGAGCCCTTGGGATTGCGCACGATGTATGGCTCGGTGTCGCCGTCGGTGATGTGGCAGCGGCAGGGCGGACCCACCCAGCACTCGATGCCGATCGGGTCGGGGGTGATGATCTCGCGCGAGCCGCATCCGACCTGCGAGAGCAGCAAGGGCACCAGGGCGAGCACGACCATGGAGGCGAGCAGGCCCACGCCAGCTTGCCCACGCTCGTCGCTCTTGCGCTTCTCGTCGGCATCGCGGACCACGTTGGCCGCGAGCAGCCGCCGCCCCTGCACGTAGAGCCAGATCCCGAGGTACGTACCGCCCGCAGCGAGCAGCGGCAG